ACAAATGTTAGTTTGAGTTCTTTTGAAAATAGAAAAGATAAATGGCACTTCACTAAACTTTCAAAAAAGTTTAATTCGAAAGATGATCTGGTCTTTTTTGTTGTTTCCAATCTGGTTAACAATGATAAACTTTGGATTGGAGATTTGTTAAATGATGATGCTGATATACAACACATGAAAAGAAAAAAGGTGATACAGTCGTTCTCATACGTTTTTGAGAATGATTGTATTAAACTGTTTTCTAATATTGAAAATCCTAACGATTTGTTATCCGTAGAACATGGTTCTCACCCTAAGTTGCTCACCTCATGTATGAGAAAAGAGATTGAAATAGAAACTCTTTGTACTCTGAACTCTATTTTAAATTTTTTTCCAATGTGGAAAGAAAAGATAAAAGATACTATTATATGGCCATCTTATAGAATGAAAGTTTTGAAATATAATGATTTTTTGAGTAAGGATCAAACAAAAAACAAAATAATTTTAAGGAAAATATTAAATGCTTAAAATAATAATAACAACAATTGCATTGACTATTTGTACCTTTTCGTATGCGAAGCGGTCTGAACCATCAATAATTCACTTTGATGTTTCTGAAAATAAAGTCATGTTTAATAAAAATATTAGTGATACTCGTTCTATAGCTAGCGTCACGAAACTCATGACTGCTATGGTAGCTTTAGACTACAGTACTGATATGAATAAACAATTGAATTTGGTTCGCAAAGTAAAATCTAGTTTACCACCAAAGTCTTATACAAGAGGTGAATTGTTTGAAGCTATGTTGATTCGTAGTGATAATGCAGCTGCTGAAACTTTAGCATCTGATTATCCTGGTGGTCGAGAGGCTTTTTTAAATGCTATGAATAAAAAATCTTGTGATCTAGGTATGAATTCTACTTATTTTAAAGATCCAACAGGACTTAATATGAGTAACACATCAACCGCAAATGAAGTTGTGAATATGGTAATCGCAGCATCAAATTATCCAACAATAAAAAATATAAGTATAAGAAAACAGACTCTTATAGAAACTAAGTTTAAGAAGAAGGTGAGAAAAATCGTTTTGCACAACACAAACAGGCGAGTTCTTTTTGAGTTTGATAATGTGGTTGTGAGTAAAACTGGATTTACCAACCCAGCCGGTTATTGTGTTGCGATTATGGTAGAACAAAACAATCGTAAACATGTTATTGTTATATTGGGTGCCAAAAACTCTAAAGAAAGAGTTGACACAGTAAAAGAAATCATGTATAATAATATTATTGATGGAGAACATCATTAAATACCATGAATAAAGAATTTAATAACATAATGGACCGTATAAAAAACTTGAGGGAGTTTGAGGTTCAGTATACTGTACCCGAAACCTTTAATTTTAATGGACCTGTTCCCTTTGATATGTCCATTAGTGCAGGCATAGCATATGTTAAGGTTATTGCTGTGACTTTAGAAGAAGCAATGTTAAAAGTTGAAAAATACTTTGATGGAAATGAATTCGGAGAATAAAAGAGTGATATGAAAAAAATAATGTATGTTAATTACATAGTTTCATATTATTGTGAATTTAATTGTAAGTATTGCACTTTAACTAAAGAACAAAGAAAAGAAAAAGACTATCTTGATTTAAATACTATCAGGAGAACAATAAAACAATTATTGTATGTGTTTAAAAAACACAGTTACGATCAAATCATTATTTGTATAACCGGAGATGAATTACATAATCTTCCTAATCCATTGGAATATATTCAAGAAGCCCTGAATATTCTTAAGGAAGCTTTAACTGATATTGATCGTGAAAAGATTAGAATAAAAATGCATACTAATGCTAATGCTTCAAAAGATTTTTATGATAAACACATTAAACTCTTGGAAGAAGCTAACAGATTTGCAAAAGTAGAATTCGAGACTGCTTATCAGTCCGTTTATCATTCACCAGATATGGAAAAAATGTTAAATTATATCCAATCGATAACGAATAATATTGAATATTATTCTTCTATTGCTCTTGTGAATCAGACACATTTTGATAAAATTAAACATTTAAAATATCATAATGTTATAGACTTTTCACAAAAATTAATATATCCAAAATTTACAGATAGAAATATTAATTTTTTAGTTGTTGATAAAACTGGAACTATACGTAATGGTTGCGGATATAATGTTCCAAATAGTTTATTGATGATGCGTGATATCAACCATTGTGAAGAATGTCCAAATGAATCATGTTCAATGCTTAATGACATTAACAGAATTTAAAAAGGATCTAAAAATGGAAAAATACATAACAAATAGAGATGACTGGAAGTTAAAATTCCAAATGGAAGATTGTTTGTCACCTAAAGGTATGAGGCATTTACGTTTTACAGGTGAACAGTATAACAAAGAAGGTGAGATGACAAATACTTCTTCATATGATTTCTTTTTGGAAGAAAAAGAAGTTTTTACTTTAGCAAATCATTTACTAAAATAATTATGATTAAAAAAATATATCTTGATATGGATGGCGTTTTGTGTGATTTTGAAAAACGTTATTTTCATTTATTTGATGAAACTCCAGGTGAAACTAGGGACAAGAAAAACTTTAACCCCAATTGGAAACAATTCGTTAAAGGTGAAAATTTTGCTACACTTGATTGGTATCCTGGTGGTAAAGAATTGCTGAGTTTCATTAAGAAATATCCAGTTGATGTTGAAATTCTTTCCTCATCTGGTGGAGAGAAGTTTCATGGTGAAGTGACCGTTCAGAAGATTAAATGGCTTCGCAGTCACGGCATCAACTACAAAGCAAATATCGTTCCTGGCAGAAAACATAAAAAAGATTATGCTACACCAGAAATGATTTTGATTGATGATACACCAGATGTAATTGAGAGTTTCAATAAGGCTGGTGGTCATGGTATACTACATAAAGACATTTCAAAAACTAAGGAAATGTTGAAAAAATTACTTGCAAGTTCACTAAATAAATGATATACTATGTTTATGTGGATAAGTCGTTTTATACACCGTTAATACACCGTTTATACGAAAGGAAGTACTATGTCTAGTTTTGCAAACCTCAAACGTAATCGCAGTTCGTTGGACAAACTAACAAAAGCGATTGAAGCAACAACCCAATCCTCAGATTCAAATTCAAAAGAAGATAATAGATTCTGGCAACCATCAGTTGATAAAGCTGGCAATGGTATGGCAGTGATTCGTTTTCTTCCAGCACCAGCTGTTGATGGTGATGAGGGTCTCCCCTGGATTAGAATTTTTCACCATGGATTTCAAGGTCCAGGTGGATGGTTGATTGATAATTGTCTCACTACATTGAATGATAAGTGTCCCGTATGTGAACACAACTCTACATTATGGAATTCTGGCGTTGAAGCCAATAAAGATATTGCACGTAAACAAAAACGTAAACTATCTTACATTTCAAACATTTATGTTGTATCTGATCCTAGTAACCCTGAAAATGAAGGTCAGATTAAACTTTTCAAGTTTGGTAAAAAAATCTTTGATAAGATTACTGAAGCAATGAATCCTGAATTTGCTGATGAAACTCCTGTAAATCCATTTGATTTGTGGGAAGGCGCAAACTTTAAACTGAAGATTCGTAATGTTGAAGGTTATCGTAATTATGATAAGTCTGAGTTTTCTGACAAGTCATCTTTACTTGATGGTGATGATGATAAACTTGAACAGCTTTGGAAGAACGAATATTCTCTCAAAGAATTTACAGAGAAGAAGCATTTCAAATCATATGAACAATTGAAGGCTCGTCTTGATAAAGCGTTGGGTTTTGAAGCTGTTGCACCAAGAACTAAGGCTGAAGATTTTGTACCAAAGACATCATCCGACCTTGATGATACTCCATTTGATACATCTTCAAACGTTGACGATGATGATTTGGATTATTTTAAATCACTAGCTGCACAAGACTAAAAAGAAAACCCACCGAAAGGTGGGTTTGTTATATAACAACAGTTTCAAATAAAAATGGTAGATAGTCTTTTTCAGAACTTCCTTGGCCTAAATTCATTGGACTTTTCTTTAAAACACTTCTATTGACTATTACAACCGGAGTTTGATTGGACAAATCGGCCATAGCTACATCAAATGATGCAGAATTTATCACGGCACCATTTGAAGGAGATAATGAACTTATTGGATCTAATACTTTCTTACCTTTAAACATATCCAATGCTTTTAAAGGATCTTGAGCTATACCAAAACTATTTTGATATTCATAATGTAAATGTGGTTTTCTAGATCCCCCGGCCATTGGATGTCCTTGTTCACCCCCCGATAATCCTATTCTTTGTCCCGCTTCTACTCTTTTTCCTACCGTCAAACCCGGTTCAGTTTCATTTAAGTGAGCATAAAGACTATATGTGCCATCATCATGTTTTATTCTCATGTATAACCCATAGCCTTGCTTTCTTTTGTTTTTATTTACTGAATTGTCAACATGAATTCTTTCTATTGTGCCGCTGTGTGTCGCATAAACATTTGAATTTACTCCAACACCAATATCAATGCCATGATGCGCTCGTGTAGCTTTTTCTCCAGTTGTGCTTCCTAAAACATCCATCGTTCTCATTCCAAAACCACTAGAGATTATTCCTTTACCTTTATCCAATGGGAGTACACCTTCTTTAACTGGTGACGTTGATGTTTTTAAGTCTAATCCGCTAGCTACATCTTGAGTGTAACCTTCTATTCTTTTTTCCGGTACACCTATTTTTTCAGCATATTTTTTCAAAGATTGATCTAAAGGCATATTTGCAATTTGTTTATCTTCCCACCATGCTCTTTGCGCTTCTTTTCCTTTTTCCGTAGAAGGAAAATTTGCGTAAGTTTGTTTAGTAATAACATCAAATTTTGGTTCCGCTCCATATTTTTTTAACGAATCTTCATAAACTAAGTTTCCGGGATTGTTATATTGCGATGACCTTTCACCTAAAGGTCCTGTTTTACCTTGTGCTTCCAGTAATTTTTTTTGATCCTCTTTTGTTAACTTTGAGAATGAGGTTTTAGACAATTTTTCTTTCAGGTTAGAATTTAATGAAAGCATGTTACCAAGTTCAAATTCTTTAAGTTTTACTTCAAAAGAAGATATTAATTCACCAACGGTTAATGTTACTCTGTCTGTAAGTTCAAAAAAACTATCTTTCAAATCGACATCTTTTATCTTATCTATAGCTTCTTGAACTCCTTTAAATGCTAATCCTATAACTGCGCCAGCAGTAACAAGTAACATTAATTTTCCAAAAAGAGCATCTATATCAGTACTACCACTACTTAATTTTGTTGGAGATTTAGAAGAAGCTTTAAGTTTTTTTAAAAGAGACTCATACATTTCTTCTCTTTTTGCTGCTTCTTTAAAGTACATGTCAGCTTTTGTTCTAGCATCTATTTTTTCAAATTTTAATAATTTAACAATGTTTTGTCTAATAACATTAAAATCACGATGTATTGATGGAAGAACAGAAAGATTTTTTGCGGTAATTGTTGTGTTGAATTGAATTTTTTCAAATAAAGGTTTAACTTCGGAAAGGTTTAATGGAGACCTATCTATAGATTTTCCTGTGGTTTTAGATGAACCTGAGGATTTTGCTTGATATGTTTTTAAACCAGGAAATAAAGCAGCAAGTAAACCTCTTTGATTTATTAATTGTCTAGGATCGAACTTCTCTTTGAGTCTTTCCTTTATGCCTCCAGCTAAAGAGCCAACGACACCACCGCCTTGACTTCTTCGATATCTAACAATATCAGATAGGTTAGACATTAATTACCTCCCATATTCTGTATGTAATTTACAGTACCGAATATTCCTGTATAATTGCCTCGTATAAATTCATTATTCCATGCCGATGCGGGTGCTGGTAATTCACTAGGGTCAGCTGCGTGAGAAATTGTTGGTTCTTCAACTGTTTCATTTATTATGATAGGATTAGTTGTTGTAGTTGTAGAATCTTCTTTATTTTTTACAGTTAAACTTTCTATCGCAGTTGCATAACCTTCCTTTGCTTTATCACTTCCTTCATTTATGATTTTTCTTAAATCTTCTGCCGACCCAGAAATTTTTCCTTGTACTTGATTCGCTATATCTTTTGCAAAATTTATTGGTTTGTCTATAACTTCCGATTTTAATTTATCAACTTCTGTTTTTATTTTATCTTCTACGCCGGTTTCTACTATGTACCTATTATATGCTGCTTCTCCCCAAGAAGGAGCGTTAGTTTTGAGATATGTTAATCTTCTAATTAAATTACTTTTTTCTGGGTCAACCATAGTTTGTTTAGCATTTTTTTCAACAACTTCTATCATATCCGATTGTAATGAATCTAATTCAGCTGCATAGCTTTGTAAATCTTTACTCTTTCTTTCTTCCGCGTCCGCTCCACCATAAGCCGCTTGCCCGTTTTTTAATTTAACAAATTTTTCTAAAACTTCTAGATAGTTTTGTTTTTTATCTCCCCAAGATTTCGCTTCATCTGCGTCCAATAAAAGTACTTGAGGATCTCTCAATCCTGGAACAACAACTCTATACGGATCTCTCTTAAGCATAAGAGAATCAGATTTATAATCTTTCCAAGCCTCTTCGGTGAAACGTTGTTTCCATATTAAATAGTCTTTCGTTCCCATAGATGTAGCATCAAATGGTTTTGCTTTTTTTCCTTCAGTCACTAGACTAGAACTTGCTCCACCTCTCCTATTACTTGTTGGAAAAGTTTGATCCTTATCTTCAGATAATCTTTTAAATTCATCCCAACTATTTTTATCGGCTATTACGGAATTAACGTCAGCCTCCATCGACATAAATTCACTAATACCAAATAAAATTGCTAAAGGTCCAGCTATAAATCTCAATAAAAATCTTATACCTTTTGCGGATGCAATCCAGCCAAGTAAAGAAGTCATTACAATTCGTATAATCGTCATTAAAAAACCACCTTTAAAGAAATCTAATATTTTTTTCATTATAGTAGATTCTAATATTGGTCCTAATGCTGTAGCTAAGAGTGATCCGAGGCCTGCAAAAGCTGATTTTAATATTCCTGCTAACGACATTATAGCATCAAATAAAAAATTAGCTATTCCAGATAAAGCTTTAATTATTAACTCACCCATTAATTTAAATGCTCCAATAATAGCTTTTCCTAAAGCCACTAATGAATTGGTTAATGCAGTTAGTCCTTTTTTGAGTGCTGAAAGCACAGTTTTTAATAGACTTTTAGATTCACTTTTTTCAGGATCAGTAAGTTTACCTAATCCTCCACCCTTTCTCATTTCTTTTTTAATTTCTCTTTCGTATTTGTCCTCACGTTCTTTTGCTTTAACAAAATACATATCAGCTTTTGTTCTGGCATCACCAGTTTTTAACTTTACCAATTTTACAATATTTTGACGTATTACATTAACATCTCTATGTAAAGCTGGTAGAACCATAGTATTTTTGGCAGCTATCTTTGTATTAAAGGAGATTGTTTCTAGTATAGGTTTTATTTCATCAAAAGATGCTGCCTCCATTGAAGATTTTGAAATTTCTGTTGCAGCAGTTTTTGCTTGATATGTTTTTAAACCAGGAAATAAAGCAGCAAGTAAACCTCTTTGATTGATTAACTGTCTAGGATCAAACTTCTCCTTAAGTCTTTCTTTGATACCGCCAGCTAAAGCGCCAGCGACACCACTACCTTGTCTGCGGCGTGAAGCTACGATTTCTGTTAATCTTCCTCTGTCTGCCATATTTTATCTCTTTTGTTTTTGTGCTGCTTTTAATCTTTCTGATTCTTCTTCAAGATATCGCATTAACATATTCACATAGATATCTTTTTCCCACGGAATCATATTTTCCAATTCAGTTAAACTATATTTGTGGTGTTGCATTAGAGCAAAATTGGTATGATAATGATTCTGTAGGTTATCATGACCAAATATTATCCGAAAAAACTTTGTAAACCCTCTAATTCAACATTTTCTTGATAACCACATTTATTGCAACCGAAATCTATTTTCTTTTTCAATTTTGGCATAGTATCGAAAAATTCTTTGATTTTTTCTAAGTCTTTTGATTGTAATGAATCTAAAAATTCAGTTAATTCTTCTTTACTTGCATCTTTCGCATAATATACATTATTACTGTCATATATGTAATCAATACAATCCATAATCAATTCTAAAACAACATTAAAATCATCAGTATCAGTATTGTCTTTAATTAAACTCATTTTTGGATATTTCATTACAATTCCCAAATCTTTCGTTAATTCTATTTTATTTGTATGATTTGGATTTTTTGTGGGTTCGACTTCTAAAACATTCAACTCTATTTCTACTGAATTATTACACTTTTTTGGATCTTCTTCGGTACCAACATCATTATTACAACGGTATTTTAATTTAACAACTTCTCCAACGGATCTTGCTCTTAAATTTAAGAACAAATATTCAATATCAAATGTTGGTAAATCTTTTATGTCACCCTCACTGATGACACAATTATTTAAAACTTGAAAAATAGTATCAACAGAATATTTTGCATCTGCTGTCTCATATGCCATAAGAAATAATTTTTCTTCTTTAACAGTAAAAGGTCTAAACTTAACCGCTTTTCCATTTGAAGGTAATTTTATTTCATATACAGGAACGTCAATTTTAGGTAACATAGTATCTCCATTTAAAATCTAAAAAATTGATCAAATAATTTTGTACTCTTTGCTCCGAAGTAAGATGCTGCCGCTTCACCGAGATCAACATAACCTTCAAAAATTGGTTCAAATTTTTGATAAGCAAATTGTATAGTTAATCTGTGATAACCATCATCACTCCATGTTAAAGGTTGTGCTGCTAGTCCTATTGGAAAAGCATCTATAAGTTTTACTGAATAAATTTGTTTAATAAAGTCATCATATTGAAGAATTTGAATATCTGTCATGTAACGAGTTGATTCGTCTTTTGCAAATCTCAAATTATTAGTATCTGAAGGCATAATAGCGTTTATCCATGCATCAAAAAGTTTTCTTTCATAGAAATCATTTGTACAAATAAAACTTAGACTAATATCATTATATTGTTTTTGATATGGTATTTTAAATGTTGGACCATAAATTTTTACATCGGCTGTTTGTAATGTTTTTCCTGGAAGTTCAGCGGTATCGCACTGTAGTGACAAGTATCTTGTTATTGATGTTTTCGATGATCTGTCTAAAGGATTTTCAGAAAATGGACGACTTAATATATCTGTGACATCAGAAACTAAAGTATTTGGTAAATTTAACAACTGTTCTAAAGTACCGGTACTAATAAAATTGTTTATATATCGTGGAATAGGTAAAATCATTTTAAATCTATTCGGTCTCGCTAATCCGTCTTTAGCACGAATATTGGATAAAAAGAGTGTTGGTGTAAAAGACATTAGAATGTATCCTTAGAATCTTGAAAAACTACAAATTTAGAAACAGGTTTTTTCTCTGATGTAAAATCTTCCATTGGAAGTAGAACGGCTATATCCCATTCATCTGCATCTATTTCTAAAAATCTCGATTGTATTTGTGTGAACAGATATCTCTTAATGCAAGCATTTTTTTCAAATATTCTAGATGCAGCTTTAAGTGTTTGATACGTTAATTTTAATTTTGTTGTTTTATCGAACTTGTCGTTATTGGCATACGAACTTAGTTTGTCCATTAATATTAATCTTTGTTTAGGATGAATGTAATGTAAATTTAATCCTAAAAATCCATCTGTATAACGTTCTATAGGCAAAACCAAAGGAAATCTATCATAATATTTCATTTTTTCTTTTGTCTTAGGGTCATAAAAGAAAAAGTACATCCTACCAATCATACTACGTTCGCGCAATCTTGCCATGTCATTCATTAGACTAGCTTTTGTTGGTCTTAGATTTGCAACCTTCGTGCGTAACCAATCTCTAGATTCTCTTGATCTAGCTGCGTGTCCTTCTTTCTGAAGTGATGCTTGAATTCTGTCGATTAAATATGCCATCGACTATTTATACTAGACCCAGATCGTTTTCTGTAAGTATAAGGAACTTCCAGCCGTGTTCTTTGCAGAAGATATCGGCAGCTTTCCATTTTTCTTGATTTATTGCGTAAGTTGCAGCTTCTTGTAGATACCTTTTTGTTTTTCTTTTTTGTTTAGGCATTTTTGTTTGTACTTCAGGTTTTACTTCAAGTACGTAAGTCATTACTGTTCCATCTTTTTTCTTAGTTTTTACGACAAAATCTGGAAAGTAACGGTGCATTTTTTTATCGATAGGATTGCGATACGGTATGAAAAGTTCTTCAGAAGCCCACCAGGTAACCATCGGATTTTCGTCCAGATATTTCATAACATAGAGTTCCCACGAAGATCGATAAACTATGTTAGTCGCATCTCCGTTATATTTGGCGGGATTTTTGGGAGTAAACTTTCCTGAATATGGCATAAATATTATATATTCACAAAGGAATCGTATGGCATTCTTCAATCTAACCGACATTAAAATAAAAGATTCGAAAAGAAATTTTGAATCGCAAAGTAGATTTGGTACCAGTATTCTGAGATATCCACTGGATATAGGGTCTTTGGACAAAGGACACTATATGATTATTCATATAAACAAACAAATAAAATCCAGATTTAAAACTGGTATTGATACTGAGAATATTCCTACAATCTTTCAAAATCAAAATCAGAACGGATCATATGGACTCTCTGTTGTTGGACCAAATATAAGTCGTATTAGTGGAGATACTGCGGCTCTTGAATTTGTTCAAAATGGTATAAACCAAGCTTCAACACTTGGTAATAGAATAAAAGCTGAAGCTAATGATTTGGAAGAAGGTCTGACAAAAGAACTTACTGAGAAAGCACTTTCAGGAGGAATTGCACTCTTTCAAGGAATGAAAAACACCGGAATAGAATATTTTAATTTACTAGGACAAGGAAAAGGTTTAAGAACAATAGAGAGAACCACTGATAGTATTGCTCTTTATATGCCAGATACTTTAAATTTTTCTAATAATCAACAATACTCCACAATGGAGTTTGGATCTTCACCGTTAGCATATTTAAATGCTGCTGCTGCAGGATATAGTAATATAAAGGATATAGAAGGTAATACTCCTAAATTAACCGCATTTACGCAAAATATAACTCCTTTTATACTTAATCGATTAAGTAATCGACTTTTAGGTAATGTGGGAACTGGTCTTTTTGCAGCTGCGTCAGGCAGTGTTTTAAATCCTCAACTTGAAATGATATATACTTCTCCTTCTTTTAGAGAATTTAGATTTGATTTTATGTTATATCCCAGAAGTTCACAAGAAGCCTATGAAGTACAATTAATTTTAAGTAGATTAAGATTTCATCAAGCACCAGAGATATACAAAGAAGGAGCTGGAGCGTTAGGTGGATTTTTTCTAGTACCTCCTTCAGAATTCGACATTGAATTTTATTATAACGGAAGAATTAACCCTAATATACCAAAAATTTCAACATGTGTTTTAACTTCCATAGATACAGACTATGCTCCTAATGGTTGGGCTGCTTATGAAGTTCCTGGTGATGCTGGAGAACCTCTTCTAGGAAGCACAGGTATGCCAGTTGGTATTAGATTATCTTTAAATTTCCAAGAAACAGAAATAATGACTAAGGACAATTTTCCTAGGGATGATGTAACTGCTCAACTTTCGAGAATGACTGATGCAATTTCTATACCTAGAAATTTAGGTTAAAGGTTAATTAAATGGCAAAATTTTTCAATTATTTTCCTAAATCATTATACTACTTAAATGATGATCAAGTATCTTTAGATGCTGTTACAAACTTAACATTTAAAACAGTATTTAATAATACATTCAAAGAAAATTCTGTTGTTTATTATGATTATATTGTTTCTGAGGGTGAAACTCCAGAAATTTTAGCTGATAAAATCTACAATTCTTCGGAAAGACATTGGATTATATTGATGATGAACAATATAATAAATCCTTTTTTGGATTGGCCAATGTCATATACAAGTTTAAATAAGTATATTGATTCAAAATATTCTGCAAATAATTATGCAGATACAGCAAACACTTCAGTGAGTGGTCTTTATTGGTCGCAGTCTAATATAAAAGAATATTTTATAAAAGAAAAAAGAACAATACTAAACACTGGAGAATACTCTGAAAAAACAATAATCATAACATCTAATGATTATGCAAACACTTCTCCAATGACAAGTAATAATTACACATTAAGTGATGGAACACAAATAGAGTTAAAAACAACAAGAGGAACAAAAAATTATTATGATTATGAAATTGAAAAAAATGAAGAAAAACGAAAAATAAAAATATTAAAACAAGAATTTATTCCTTTAATGGAAAAAGAATTTAAAAATTTAACAAAATAAAATGGATATAGATTATTTTCAGTCAACAGGTTTTAGAATAAAAGAATTAAGTCTTATATCCAAAACGGGTGTAAGTTATTCACTTACTGCTTTTTATCAAGAATTAAATATTTTTGATTCTATACTACATTCTTGTGTAACAGGTAATATTTTAATATCTGATTCTGCTGGATTATCCAATATGTTTTTATTTGATGGTAATGATTTTTTAAAAATACATATAGGAAAAGTTGACGCTGATATTCTGGATATAGAAAAAACTTTTAGAATTTATAAACAATCTGATAGAACATTTGTGAATCAAAATACTGAAAAATATATTCTACATTTTATTTCAGAAGAATTTGTTACCTCAATAACTCAATCTGTTGGTCCTTTAGATTTTGAAGGAACATACAGTGATATGGCAGAAAAAGTATTGAAAGAACATTTAAAAAGCGATCCTAAAAAAATTACTAATGGACAGTTTGATACTTCATTAGGTATTAAATACCAAAGAATGCCAGAAAAAATCAAAGCAATGGATTTTTTAAATGAAATAGCTAAACTTGCTGTTGATGAAGAACTTAGACCTTGTTTTTTATTTTATGAAAATCTTTTTGGTTTTAATTTTGTTAGTTTAACAAATGTGTTAAAAAATCAAGCTATATGTACTATAAATTTTAACACAAAAAATTTAAATGCAAATATATCCAATGATGTTGATGAATTTACTAGTGCTAGATATTTTAAAGTTATTCAACAATATGATCTTTTGAGTAATATTAAAAATGGTGTTTATTCGGGAAAATTTATTGGACACGATAAAACCACAGAACAACATTTAACATTATATTATAATTTTGATACAATAAATCATCCTATGAGTCCTTACAATAATGGACCTGCGGTATCTAATCCGCGAACTGTTTATGGTGAATTAAAAGATGTTGATACTGCGTCTACTTTAGAAGAAGATTCTACTCATATATTTGCAAGTTCTACTTCAGATATTGAAAACAATACGATTGATAGTTTTAATTCAAAAATAGGATATGAAAATATATCAGTTAGAAGAAAATCAATATTTGCAAATTTATTTTCCCAAAGAGTTAAACTAGTTATACCTGGAAATTTTGCAGTTACTTCTGGAGTAAATGTTAATTTAAACGTTCCAAAATTTTCTCAAAAAACTAACAGTGAAGATAATTTAGATAGAACGTTACATGGACATTATTTGGTAATAGCTTGCAGGCACAAATTAACTCCTGATAATAAACATGAGACTATATTTGAGGCTTGCACAAATAGTTCAAATAAAAGTGATAATAGAAATACAATGATTAGTTCAAAAAATTATGAAAATTTTGCTTAATAGATTACAAGAGGTTTAAATATGACGATGCAAATTTTAGAAAAAGACGGTATTGTTGTAGACAATGCGGATCCTTTAGGTATAGGACGAGTTAGAGTCTTTGTTTATGGTGTGCATGATATAACAGGAGTTAAAACTCCTTATGAAAATTTACCATGGGCATATCCATCACAAAGTATTTTTGCGATTCCTACTGTTTGGAGTTCTGTTAGAATAAAACATAGATTTACTTTTGGAAAAAGTCCTCTTAGCGCATTAATGGACCAAGATTCTATGGAATATTATTCTCCAAAACCTTTTATAAAATTGGCTTTAGATAAAGATCCTAGAAGAATTATGACTTGGGATCCTACAGTTCAACAATGGTTAAAAGATAATCCAGTCAGTGATGATGACATTCGAGCAAAGAAAAAAAAATTAGAAGAAGATAGAGATTTCAAAGAACGACAACTGCTAGCATTAAAAGACCTTTATAATAGTACTTTAGAACAAGAATCAGAAGCTTTAAAATTGATTGAAAGTAATACTGTAGAAGAAAGGCAAAAAGAACTAAAAGAACTTAAATCAAAAAAATGGGATTTAGATTATCAGTTGACCAGCACAATTGTTTCATATACTCAAAGAGCTCAAATAACATATCCAAATAGAAGTACTGATGATAAAGATTTAACGTATCAAGAATATGAAAATAAAATACTTGCGGATGTTTATGAAAGATATGATAAAGACATAGAACCAATTGAATCTCGAATAACACAGTTAGAATCCGAAATTCAAAATTTTTCAGAAGTAGAAAAAGGTAATGCAGCTGTTCAAAAATCTTTTGAAGAAAAAAAATCAGGAGTTTTACAAGAAATTGAAAAAGTTAGTAATGAATTAGTTGCACTTGATAAAGAAATTTTATATTTGGATTCAGTAGGTTCTGAAGGTGCTCGAGCAGTTTCCAAATGGACTGATGCTCAAAAAATGGATGCTCGTTTAAGTGATGCAACATTTGATACAAAATCATCAAAAGTTTTTGATTCGCAGGGACGATTAATAGGAAATTGGACAGGCACTTATTTCTTTTTACCGGGTTTTCTTTTTCAACCTGGACCACCAATTTATGAAAGACAATTGGCGGGTAGGTTAAAACTAGCTTCACATATTATGGCTAGAGATGGTAATTATTCGGTATCGGGAGATAGAAGTACAATAATTGATCCTTCCGACAGTGGTGCTATAAAAAAATCTAATGAAGATAAAACTTTTAGTTGCGATCTTTCAGATGAAACAAAGTTAAAAATTCTTACAAAAAAACAAGCAGTACTTAGTGCTGTTAGATGGCTTAGAGACCAAATAGCTTCTCTATTTTCATTAGACTCCAATTCTGCTTTGGCTCAATCAATAAGAGCCGCAGTAAAACAATTAACCGCTTTACTAAAGTCCATTCAAAAGTTTTTAACGGTTGTAAATGATATTATATTAGAGATTGCAAAAATTACCGCTAAAATAAGGCAAATGATAAATTGGATATTAAGTTTACCCGCAAGACTTTTAGCTTTACTTCAAGAGTGTTTAACGCATTTTTTTAATTCTTTGTCGGATGCTTTTTCCGATTCATTATCAACTTCTATTCCAGGATCTACTAATAGTTTTACTGAAGTTTCCGATTTAATAAAACAAGCAAAAAGTACATATGAAACTGCAACAGAAACAGTACAATCAACAGTAGCAGTATACACTGAAGCAAAAGCTATAGAAGCAACATTTGAAAAGGTATAATAATGGCAGATACAGAAGTTAAAAAACCCGAAGGAAATAGTACTTGGTATGAACCGGATTCCCAAGCATCAAATAGTGCTTATCCTCATGTAAAAGGATTTTATTCCGATTCTGGTCATTTTGTCGAATTAGATGATACTCCAGAATTTGAAAGAATACGCATACAACATAGAAAGGGAAATTACACCGAAATACAGTCTGACGGAACTGAAATTCATAAAATTATAGGTGACAATTATGAAATAATAGTGAAAGACGAGGAAGGAAAAGGAGGCAATAAACACGTTTTAATTAAAGGATATTGCACAGTAACTATTGAAGGTGATTCTAAATTAAATGTTATAGGTGATGTTTATCAAAACATTCAAGGTAACGTATATCAAAACGTTGAAAAAAATATGGATTGTGTTGTTACTGGTGAATTAAATATAACTTCTGAATCTGATGTAAATATAACAGCAGGTGGTGTAGCAGGACAAATAAATTTAAATGCGCCTTTTGGTGTTCATATAGATAGTGATGTTACTGTTAGTGGATCTATTTCATCAACGGGATTTATATACAGTGCAGAGAATGTTATGGCCGATAAAAAAGTTTATGGTCGTGAAGGATTAACTACCATCGCTGGCATATTGTGTGGATTTCCAGATGCAGGTCCTTTGCCTCCAGGAACAATTAAAGCCGCAGTTTCTCTTGAAGTTCCCATAGTAAATGCGCTTGTACTAAATGACATAGTTGGACCAATACAGATATTCAGACATGCATATACATATCATTTTCATCCAGGAGATTCTGGAGGAATTACTGGAATTCCTAATATAGGAGCTTTTTAATGGCAAATGTTTTAAGTAGATTAAGTACCACTTTTAGTTCATCTAAATTTGGTAATGATATTAATTTGAGTGATAAAGCCAAGGCTTTTTTAAACACGGAACCTATAAAAATGAGTTCGTGGGCAGCTAGTGATTTAGCTAATGGTGCGATAACACGTTCAGATTATTTCCAAAACCCTGTTGCAACTTATGTTTCCAGTATATCTTCCAATTTAAATTCAATTATAACTTTATGTATCTCAGATCCAGCTAATAACTATCCTTCTTCAACCGCAGCTATACAAAATTTAGCAAATTCCTCTAATAATTTGGTTACTCAGTTAAATTTATTTTTACAACATACAAATAGAATATCTGGTGTTTCAGATAGTTATTTTGATTCTTCTGCGGGAGTTATAAAACCAAATTATCAAGATTGTGTTGGATCTGGAGGAATGTTATTAGCCATACTGGGAACAACTGATAATGTTAGAAATTCGGCTCCTATTTTAAATCAATTTACTAGTTTGTATATTGAAGAAGAATTAACTGCTAACAATTGGAGTATAGGAAATACTAAAAATTCATTACAAACCGTTCCTTCTACATTAACAACATCTCAAGTAAATGCTATGAATGTTATTATAAACACTGCAAATACTTTACTTTATACGAGAAGAACCGAGGATGAGAACTATTTTTATACTTCTCAACAAATTTTGAAAGATTTTCAAATATTAAACGGACTACAAAACTCAGGAAGCACTGAAAAAAATCTAATTACTAATAAAATAGGAACTACAAAACTTAAAACCTCTTTAGGAATTGAATAAATAATAGATGCCTACAATAACCACAAATGTTGCAAGAACTTATAAGGATTTGGACCTCCTTTTTAATGTTCATCCAATAAAAAAAGACGTTAATAAACACACCTCAGAAATGGCTGTGATTAATTCCATAAAAAACTTGGTTTTAACCAACCATTACGAACGTCCTTTTCAACCAGAAATAGGTTCGAATGTATCTAAACTTTTATTTGAAAACTTAGATTTTATAACCGCGGCCGCCTTAGAAAGAGAAATAACTCAAACTATAAGAAACTTTGAACCTAGAGCTTCTGTTTATAGAGTAAGAGCTATACCAGACTATGATAACAACGGATTTACCGTAGATATGGAATTTACTATAGTGAATAGAACCGAACCAATAACAATAACATTTTTTCTAGACCGAGTAAGATAAATGACAGATCGTTTAAGAGTAACAGAACTTGATTTTGATGAAATCAAGACAAATTTAAAAAATTTTTTAAAGAATCAAAACGAATTTACTGATTATGATTTTGAAGGTTCAGGTTTAAGTGTTCTTTTGGATATTTTAGCCTATAACACTCATTACAATGCTTATTATTTAAACATGATTGCTAATGAATCATTTTTAGATACCGCACTTTTAAGAAATTCTGTTGTTTCTCATGCTAAAAAATTTGGTTATATTCCTAGATCATCGACAGCAGCAAGAGCAATCGTTAATTTTACAGTGAATAGTTTAAATTCGACTCCAGGTTCTTTAACTTTACCTAAAGGATATACTTTTATATCTAGTTTAGTAGACAATAAAATATATAAGTTCGTTACTTTAGATGATGTTACTGTAAGTAAAGTAGGTACAAACTTTACATTTCAAAATTTAAAAATATATGAAGGTTCTCTAAATCGTTTTTCTTTTACACATTCAGAATCTTCAAATCCAAAACAAATATTTACTATACCTGATGAAAATATAGACATTTCAACATTAAAGGTTTCTGTTCAACAATCTGTTTCTAATACAAATTCAATTGTTTATAATTTGGCTACAGATGTAATAAACTTAACGTCAAATTCAAATGTTTATTTTTTACAAGAAGGTTTAAATAGTCAATATCAAATTTATTTTGGTGATGATGTAATTGGTAAAAAAATACCAGATGGAGGAGTTGTTAATGTAACATATCTTTCGACAAACGGATCTATAGTAAATAAAGCA